TTAGTTGATGATGTGATTGGATTTGGGAAGGAGAAATAATGAAGAAATGGTATCACAGCAAGACCGAGATAGCGGCATTTATTGGTGCCGTAGCTCTAATCGCCCAGCTAGTAACAGGAACAGTCTGGCTTGACGCTCAACTCCAAATGGCTATTGTAATTGTCGTCTTCGCTATTCTTAGGGTATTTACTAATAAGGGTATTACTCTCTAAGGTAAGGGGGGTGACCACGATTACATCTAGGCACACACGTGACGGCAGCACTCTGGGTTCGGAACTCCCATCCTAGTTTACCGACCCCCCTTTTAATTCTAATAAATACCTACACGCTTCCCACAATGGATACAATACTTTAAAATACCCAGCCTTTTCTGATAGTTCAATAGAAACATCCGCCCCGCATACCAAGAAAGTATCCACAATGGTATGGCTATTAAAAACAACGGCCACAAACTATGCATTTTAACCTCCTATGAAAGCATATTATAGAAACTTCAATCAGGACATCTACAAAGATAATATATCAGGTGAGAAGATAGTCGGGGGTTATGGTGACCTTGATTGTATCTACATAGACGAGAACTTACCTTCGGAAAAACAACCTCTAACAATAATCCACGAAGTTCTCAACATCCCCCTTAAACACAGAGTAAAACATTCTATGATAGACCATATAGCGATAGATGCGATTGGCTGTCTCTTGCAATTAGGGTTTGAGATTAAGAAGATGTAATATATTTCTCCATAACCTTTGCCACTTTGACAATCTCTTTACATACATTACTCATCACCTTACACCTTTACACCCCCTCTGTATGGCTTGTGGTGCGTCTCAGATATGTCTCAGCGTGCATCAGCCAACCTCTTTTTAACATCCTCTTCCGTTCCTAGGCAGACAGTTTTAAGTTCTCCAATATCTCCCACAACCTTTTTTATTCCCCAAGCGTGTCCGCCCGCAAAAACCACTTGCCCGCCTCTATCCCAGCTAGTCGGCTCTTCCATTATTCACCCCCGTTTAAGTATTTTACCATCGCTCTATAATCATAACTCTTTAGCCATTCTAGTTTATCTTCTGTCTGTAACATTATACTAAACTTAACATTCTTCCTTGTAGCCTTTAAGGCTCTTGAGAAATCCACTTTACCTTCTATTACCCCTCGCCAGTCCTGATGGTTGATTGTATTATCTCTGGCAAGACACCCGTCCTCAGAAAGGCACATCAATTCATACCAGTTTTCTGCAATAGTGCGAAGTTTTGAAATGTTATAATTATACTCTGCCACCGAGAACTCCCAGCTCTGTTCGGGTGTTCCCCTCTTCCGTTGCTTTTTTATTCATTCTAATATCCTTAAATCCGTAAATCTCACCCGCCGAAAAATAAAGGACTATCTCGCCAAAGTATCTCTCAGCTTTCTTCTCTAAAATTATATCCCTTATTTCGTCAGCAGTATAGTTAGTCATTATCTACACAAATCCTTAACCGTGAGGCGAGCTATTTTCGGCACTACCATTTTGTAGGGAATAAAATTACCATCTTTATCATATACAGGTTTACCATATAGGTCAGGGCAGATTTCCCTTACTAACTCTCCCCAGTATCTAGCTTTCTTATCTCTCTTCATTTCTTCCTTCTCTCCCGTAGTCTATCCCAAACTCCACGCTTTGTCAAGGGGATATTTTCACCTAGTAATCTTTTATGTGTAACAACCATCGCCTCTAGAAATTCATCCGCTACTTCAGGAGCTAAGAACTGATAGCCATGCATAGGATAATTTCTGGCTAGTTCTGCCCCGATATACATTTTAAGTTGTTGCCAGATTTTATGTTTGCTATCCTCATCCATATTTTAGTTTCCTCCTAACTAATATTATAAGGATAGTCCCGTTAAATGCCAAGCCCCAAATCTGCGAAGCGATAAAGACAGGTGCCGAGATATAGATAGCGTGGATTAAGTATCCTGTCATCATAATAAACAAAAACACATAAGTCGTAAGGGAGACATCGTTTGACTTCCCCGTTTTAATCATTCTAATTAACTGGGGAGGAGCGACCCCGAAACCGAAGCCAAAACCAATCCAACCCGCTAAATGCCCTAAGTCTGTCATCCCCATCTAGCCAGTTCTATCACATACATCCCCGCAACCTTTTGAATAAGTTGTTCGCATTCTTGAACATCCTCAAGGTGGCGGAGTTTCTCTGACCGAAGAAATAGAATAAACGCACTCGCTTCCATCCTGTTCATTGTTTCTATTTTGACTTTGTGTGTCTTTTTGTCAAATTCCATTAACAACCCCCTACATTGATGCGTGTAACGAAATATGGTAGTCCTCGTTCCCCTTCTGTGTAGATTTTAACTCCGCTAGTATTCTGGGCGTTCCCATATCTTGCGGAGAGTAACCTTTTCTTCTGACATAGCCGACATACTCAATAAATCCCCCTGTGTTTATAAGTATTCTCCTGTCGGTTTTTTGGTATATCGGTCTCTTAAAAGATATTCTACTTCTCGGAGGTGACTTCTGATTTAGTCTATGGACATTCTGGGTATGGTCGTGAGATAAGATATAACACTGGACATTAACAGCTTTAGCCAACTCCTCTACCTTATTAACCTTAGCCCCGATTGTCCTAGCTCCACCCCAACCGTGAGTGGCATATCCCCATAACACCCGTCTATGGTTGTTCTTTCCAAGTCTTATACCAAACATTCCCCCGTTAGGTCTATAGGGAACATCCCCCAAATCATACGCTAATCTCATCATATAATCAGCCCCGACTTGGCGGAATACCATCTCTTCGTGATTACCTCGTGTTATCATTATTATCTTGTCCTTAATGGGTAAAAGCATCGCCCTAACCTGTGCATAAGCCGTATCGGGTGTAATCAGGTCATCAAACAACTCCGCAGATGTCGTCTTCCCCGCACAGTTCATCAAGTCTCCGTTCAAGATAGTAAAGGCATTGGGTCTCTGTTTTATCCAATCTATGTATCCGCTTATTACACCTAACGCCACCCCTGTAGCCCCGATATGCCAGTCGGCTAATGGAACGAGATAGATTTTAGAGAACTCTACTAAATCTTTGGTAACTATCATATCCTCGTAGTTTCTCTGGCTGTCTCTATAAGTCATTTAATCTCCCCTTGTAACAAATCCCACCTGTTTTTGTATTTAGCATATTTGGATAATGGAGTAAGTTTGTCAACCGCCACAACAGTCGTTTTTATATCCGCTTTCGGTATAATGAGGAAGTAATCCTCATCAATGCACCACAAAACAAGGAAATCACATTCTTGAAGATTTTGGGGCATCTTCCTCCCACCCCCCTTGAGCGTAAACAAATAAGTAGACCTGGGTTTGCGTCCTTCCGCCACAATCAGGTGGCATCTATGGGCACTTTTTACCTCAATGCCTAAGCCATTCGGTAATAGTATGTCCACGCCATCTTCCAAATACGATTTGGCTGGTTTGTGCCCCCTTAAGAGAAGTTCTGACATAACCCGTAATTCTCCCGCTACCCCAATGGCATTATTTAACTGTGTTCCCATTTTTAATCTCCTTGTCGTGTATAGGGCAACCACCACTGATTACGAAGCCATCCGCCCATTCACACCCCTTACCGTAGGAATTATCCATTCGTGGGCAAAGACACCCCTGCTTAACCGCCTCATCACTTCCTGGGTTAGCTCTATCCTTATAACCCTCTATCATTTCCTTCCTTAGTTTCTTCCGGTATTCTTTAGCTCTCCTGCGGGCTTCTTTAAGGCAGTCTTCCATTATCTCTAAAGATGGTGCGTCTAACAAATCAATAAATATCTGTTCAACTAACCCCCACGCTTCTTGATAAACTCCGCTTGCCATTTTATACCTCCAGAAGTTTTATTTTCTCCTTGAGTTCAGCTTCTAGGTTTAATAATTCTTCTACTGTAAACTTCCTCACCACTCTTGCTTCTGCTTCTAGGCTCAAGTCCGCTCCTACGCCATATAATTTAACTATCTGTCTGCGATATTCTAACACATTCCCGTGCTTAAATCTATTACAAGACCGGCATTGGGCGTGACATCCTCTTTCTGAAAACAAATTACCATTATGCCTGCCTGCTATGAAATGACCAGCGTCAAGTTTGTCAAAAGGAAGTGTCTCATCACAAGTAAAACATTCACCCCATTCCTTAGAGCCTGTAGTCCTTATACAGTCCCTTAATCTAATATAGATGGAGAATAAGCACCACACCCTACGCCTTAATGTAGGGATTCTATTCTTGCTCTGCTTTTTAATCGGTGTCTTCCGCATTATCTTCCTCGTTGTAGATATTTATTGTATTGGTATCCAGCGTGAAAGTCCCCGTAGGTGACTCCTTAGCCATCTTCCAAAGGGCGTCATACAAATCATCAGCCCCAGCTTCATAGATTACTGGGGGGCTATAGTGTATTACACGTCCATCATCCCATTCAAGATGAACAATCGGGAGGTCTTTATAGGAGTTCTTCCAACCTTTAGGTCTCCACGATTTAACCGCAGTGTCAAGATGCACTGTATAATTATGCTCTTTCTTCGGCTCTTGATAACTCATTTTTCTTTAGGCTAGGGCAGTCGGGGTGCTTAACTCCACCAAGTCCTATAGCTACTTGTAGTAACCTACAGTAATAACGATTAGACTCTTTTAATACGCAGGGTTGCTTTAGAATTGCATCATAGCAATACTTCCCTTTCGGTATATTAACTTCTACTTTCATTTTCTCCTCTCTATTAACCTTGTTAATTTATCATACAACATAACCTCTTCAAATGTCAAGCCGTCTTTATAAAACTTAATCTCTAGTAGTGTAATCTGTATTTCTATTTGCTTTGGTGTGTATTTCATATCATCACCTTCTTAAAATACCTGTTGTGCGTTCCTTTTTTTAATCAACTCACAATACTCTGGAGACAACTCATAACCTACGGCCTTTCTGCCCAGCTTCTTGGCTACCCATAGTGTCGTTCCCGCACCAGCAAAGGGGTCAAGGACTATAGACGGCACTTTATCAGCATTACATTTACAGGTGGGTTGCCAGCCGAGGGTTTTAGGTGGGATATAATCTTTGTTTGGCATAGTTGCTTTTGATTGTCCAGTGATTTCATCATCTTTGTGGTCGTGAAAAGTTCCTGCGGTCATCTGTTCCGTTATCCTCTCCCACGGGCTACCACACTTACTACAGCACCCTACTTCTGGCGTAGCTGCCTTAATACATATCTCTGGTAGCTTCTCTGGGAATACGGCAAAGTGGGCTTCAGGAAATCCAAAAGTTGGGAATGTCCAGACACTTCTAAGGTTACGCCCACCTTCTATCGGTCTTACGGGTCTTCCCTTGCGGAACATAGAGGTTGCTCCATAATGCTGTTCGCCATCGTGCCCGCCTAACTCAATATACTTATGGCTAGAGTTTCTAATCTCATCACCACCCCAACGATTAAGCGGTTCTGTATAGGCTTCCCTCACCGCATCCGCATCCCAGTAATATTTACTTGATTTGGTCAGCATCAAGATATACTCATGGGAATTAGTCGGTCTATCAGTAACGCTTTCAGGCATAGGATTATTCTTTGACCATATAATAACCGACCTTACCCACCAACCATCTTCCTGAGCTGCTATGGCTACTCTAAAGGGTATGAGGCAGAGGTCTTTGGATTTTAATCCTTTATAATTTGCTTTGGGTATGTCGTGGCTCACTTGGATTGACCCGGGTGTATCACTATTCCATTTATCAAACCTTGAAACAGGAAGCCCGCCAACCTGCGTCCCCCTGTTAGCCCTTTGCATCTCACCAGTTTTGCCTGGCGAACCATCTGCGTTTTGCCCCTTCCCTGAACCGCAATAACTATCCCCGATATTCCAGAATACAACACCGTCTTTTCTCAGGACTCGTCTTATCTCTCGCAGTATCTCTACAGTATGCTCAATATACATTTCAGGTGTCGGCTCTAGCCCGTATGAGCCTTTCCACGCACCGCAGAGAGAGCAGACTTGACTTTGACTTTTATAGGCATCACTCTCGGCGGGCTTGAATTGCTTTTGCCCTTCAGGTGTGGCTTCCCAACCTACTCGTTCTCTCTTTATCGGCTTATCCCATTGATGTCCGCAGTTAGGGTCTCCGCCCCATATCAAATCAGACACACCAGAGTATTTTCTTAAACCCCAATAAGGAGGACTGGTGCAAACCATCTGGACGCTTTCGTCAGGTAGCTCACTCATATCACGGCAGTCCTTGTTAAATAATTTATTGTGTAAATCCTCATAATAACTCAATCAAAAACCCTCTTTATTAACATAGCCTGTCTTGCAATCACACGGGACGCTAGAGTTCCCATATTTCTTCCACATCTTACCCCAACAGATATGACATTTCTCTATCTCTCTTATATTTGATAAATTAGCCCCTCTATCAACAATCCTGAAAGCCCACATCCTCCCCTCTATCGGTCTTTTGGGGTCTTTTACCTTACCAACTGTTAGCCTACTTTCTAACTTCCCTAATGGGTCTATATTGAAATATACATCCGCCATATCACGAGTGAACCCTTTACCCCTGCCGAGGTCTGCCCCCTCCTCTTTTTGCAATACAGCAACACTCACACCTTGTCCTGTAGCAGTCTTAATATCCTCTAGCACTTGCCCTATCTTATAAAAGTTGTCAGTCAGGTTAATCCAATCTATAATCGTTAATTTGCCGCCCTCAATGTAGTCTTCGTAATCCTTTCTTACAGGCAATAACAAAAACTTATCCTCATCCTCTCCATCCGCCCACTCTACCCAGTCCATTTTTAACATCCGCCTCTTGAACTTCGGGCTGGGTAAATTGTCAAGAGTAGCGTATTCATTCCCCATTAGGATACAGGGATTAACATCTACATTCTCGCCCAATATATTAAGGGCTATAGTTGATTTGCCGTAGTTAGATACGCCTGTAATGACAACCAAATCGTTCTGTGAGACATTGATAGTGTCCTCAAACCCAAAGGTGCTATAATCACTGTGGCTTTTAGGCCATCTGAAATCATAATACTTAGTCTCATCAGCGTCTCTCCACCTTATGGGTTTAATGGGTTTGATTTTACGATATAAACCACGACCTAATCGCTTTAATCTTTTGTCTATACACAGACGGCTAATAACTTTATGGAAATTATCACTGTTCGGGTCTATCTTATATTTGGCACGGAGCTTGTCAATGGAGAACTCCTCCTCTTCTTTGTCTAGCCATATCTCAACCTGTGCTTTAGTTAATTCTGCCATTTACCCCTCTTTGTCAGCAATGTCAGTTTTGTCACTATCCCTGTTTTTTGTCAGTAGTGTCAGCCAATGTCAGTAACTTACGAGTGAAATGTCAGTAATGTCAGTAACTATTAATATTTATACCCCTTATTCTTGCTATGTTCCTTATGCTCATTTAGCTTTGCCTGAAGGTGCAAAACCATCCCCTTGAGTTGTTCAAAATCCCCCTTAACAACCCCCTTCCTCCCCCCACCCCCCTTACACTCTAAAGTATTATTATATATACTATCGTTATTACTATATTCGTTAGGTTGTTCAATTTTCTTATCAAGATAGAATTCTTTTGGGTAATCAGTTGTTATACCTTGATTAGCGAAATGTCTTACCCAATCGGGTGAAATGGGGAAGTCAATTAAATCCTCACCCTGAAGTCTTGCATACATAGGTGTATCGTCTTCTAATGGGTGGTAGCCTTTGGGGAATTCGTAACCTTTTAGTGTCCCGTCTAGATTTATCATTCTACCTCTATGGGTTCAGTTATTACTTTATACTTCCACCACACCCCGTCTTCACGCTCCCCCTCTCTTTGTTCACAGAACATTAACCCGCTCTCTTTACAGGCTTTGAGGATTTGTTCTGTTATATCCGTTGCCGTTTTCCACTCCTCAATGGGTAGTCTTGTGGTCGGGACATCCGTCTGTTCGCCAACTATTTTGAATACTTCTCGTCTTAATCCCTCTGTTTTAGTCATTCTATCTCCCATTCTTTGAGCTTGACTTGCCACCTTTTGTGGTTCATTTTTGCGATTATATAACTACCGTCTAACACTTGTGGATTCTTGTCGTTTTCCTCTTTAAGCCAGTCTACCACTTCCTTTATCCCTGCCCTGTATATTTCCTTTTGTGAAGTCTGTGATAACGGCATACCACACTTGTAACAAGGCAATGGATAGCCGTGCTGAGGGCACCAATTTGTATCTTTAGCTTCCATTCTATCCTCCTATCCTTGTCCCACAATGGTAACAGAAATCCATAAACTCTGTCCCTCCTTTAATTACTCCACCACAACTAGAGCATTCGTATCTGGGTTGGCCGCTATAGTCGTATGGTATCAGCTTACAGGCATTAACTATATTACCCAGAAGTCCCGCAACAACTCCCTGTCTGTAATTATCAGGTTTATTCATTACTAAGAGACAATCAGGCAGAAAGCCAAACGGGCAATCGGGTATCGGTTCGCTATGGAAGACATCGGTCTGACAGACATAAACCTCTTTAGCCTCTTCTTCTGAGATATTAAACTGTCCAGCGTAATACTGGTCGGCATATTTACACCCAAATCTAGTCTTTTCTCCTGTGTTACTCATTTACTCTCCTGTGTCTAGGTATTGAGTGAACTTCTTGGCGTAAGAACCGATGTTCTTTATGTCTATCTTGTCGTGGGAAGCAAGTTCAATAGCCCCCTTGAGAGCCACCGCCCTTTCTATGCTGGTCTTGGTAGTATCTGGTTTGATAACTTCTGCCCCTAGTTTCTGGGCTTCTTTAACAAGCGGGGGTATCTTCTCTGCTAACGCCTCAGACATAAGTGTAAAGTCTTGGACATAGGGGTAAGATGTTGATTTCCCTGGTGGTGTGTAAGAACCCATCTCAAAGGTATAAGCTGTGCCGACCTCTAGCGATGGCCACTTATTCTTAAGGTAATCGTCTCTCCCCTTCTTAACTTTAACACTTTGCCCAGTGCCGTCATAACACTGATACCCCGCCAAATTACCCTCTCTATCGTGTATCTCCTCTATCTTGGTTACTATAAATTCCATCACTCCTCCTTATTATATTCTTGCTTTAGTTTATTTGCAAGCCTTAATGGTGTTCATCGCAGCCTTGTCTAGTAGTCTCTGTTCATCCATAGTAGCCTCCAAGTGTTTTTCTTTATTGTCCTCCTTCTGTTTAATCTTTTCTCTTTTATATTTATTCATTTACCCTCCTAAATGAAATTACCCATACCCAGCAATTAGTGTGCCAGCCAAAACCACGCTTGGCATTGAGGGAGTCCCATAGAGCTTCAAACTTTCTGAGTAAATCATTCTTAGCATCCCATTCTACTCGGTATCCAGTTTTAATCCCTTCTTCCTCGCAATCTGTGAATTTTATCTCCTGTAACCTCTCAACTCTAACCTCAGTAATCTCAAGCCATATTCGGGTAGCCCATTTCGGCATAAAGATTGAGGGTCGCCATCCGTGAGAGCCAAAATCACCCTCAGCTCTATAGACGAGAAGAGATTTCAATTCCGCCTTATCATCGCTCGGTAAGTAAGAGGGCAACCACCAAGTCTCCCTAACCCAAAGCCTTTGTCCTACTTGACCATAGGGGCTACAAAAATCACAACCCCTGATGTTATCATATTGCTCAGGTTTTTTAACTACTCTTCTCGTCTGTGTTTTTCTACCATCAAGGATAGCCTTTACATTCTCGGAATTAAATATAATAGGTCGTTCCTTCATTTCAGGTTTGAATGGTAGTTTAATCTTCACTAGGCATCTCCTGTATTAGCTCTCTTTGTAGTAAGGCCTTGAGATTGTCCTTCTCAAATGTCGGAATACTAGCTTTCCTAGCCGCTAATTCTATCTCTTCCACCCACCCTATCTTTGGCATTACTGTCGGTCGGCTCTGTCCGCCTATAATCACCCAGTTAATCCCCCATACTGTTAGCAGGTCTAGTTTATAGATAGAACTCTGTAAAGGCTCAAAGGATAAATACTTAACGGATGCTTTTATCTGAGCCAAGTTTCTACAGGCTTCTTCCATCATATCGGGATAGGTAATACCTTCATTCGTCACAGTAACACCGACCCAACAATTATCAGGAAATTGAAACGTGATTAGGTTCTGTGGTTGCTTGGTCAAGAGATAGAAGCGGTGTTCGGGTCGTTCTTCAATCGCATATAGAACTTGCCGTGTCCACTCTTCGGGGATACCGATACCAAACAAGTCGCTCATATCACACACAAAGATACCTTTTGGCTCTTGCAATCTCCAATGAATAGATGCTAGCGGTCTCTTGATTTCGTATAACCTATCTTCCCAGAAGCGGGGATAGAAGGGGTCTTGGTCAGGGCTTAAAACTGCCCCGTAAGGATTATCACTATCGTCAATGTCCTGTCTAAGATAGTTTGTATTAGCCAGATACCGCTCCCGAAGCCTAGTATTAGCCAACCTTCTAGCATAGCAGTATTCACAGCCATTGAGACAGCCTGTTATGGGATTCCAAGTAAATCCTTGTGTCCCGTCAGGGTTCTTAACCCATTCTATTTGCGTTTTGTTGAGACCCATTTACCCCTCCTTATTAACAGCCCTACTCTCTACTTTATTGCATCCTTTTCGTGTCTTCTATATTGCAAGTCAGGGTCAAGAAAAAACAATAACCGCTTCACAATAAAAGCAATAAATGCTAGAAACCTGTTGGCACATACTGGACTCAGCGTATAATGCTCCTGCACTCTTGAGTTTATATTCGGGAAAACGCAGATTAAGTCATTGTCTATTCCTGTTTTCCACCCGAACGCCCAGTGAACCCAACCAAGCGTAGAACGATTGTCCCAAGAGTGAAAAAGTGGCATACCCACGGAGTCCCGTATCATTTTATTATTCTCCTTCGCCCCTCCCAGAATTTTAAGAACTGTTTCAACCCATAAGATTGGTGTGGCTACTATAGCAATTAGCGTTGCGATGGGTATCATCCAAATATAATCATACCACTTCATCTATTCTTCCCTATCCCCAGTGCTATAAAGGCTACTGTTTGTTAAAGAAATAACCAGCGAGGACACCTAAAGAAGCACCTCTCAAATAAGCATCCCAACTAAAAGTCCCCCAGTCACTAAAGCCGATAACCAAGAAAATAAGGTAGCTCCCTATGCAAATACTAGTTAGTGACTTCACTTCCTACCTCCTATTAGTATTCCTACTCCTAAAGCAACAAACATTACTATAAAAGTCTCGTGATTTATGTCCTCTAGTTGAAACCAGTGCTGAAAGCCTGTTTGCCAGTATTGTAGAGCCATCCCGGCTAGAGCGATACCGAAGCATATGATAGCAAGCACTAACCTCATACTACCTCCTAACCCACAATCTCAATATTTGTCTAGCCCATCCAATATACTCATCACAATTCTTACAGTAGTCCTTACCTGTTACCATAAAGCCCACTAAAGACCAGCATCCCATAATGCCGTTGACCGCATCGGGATAACTACACCATTTCGGTTGTGGGTAATCTTTGGCACACTGCCCCCAAGTTATCTTCCTTTTGCTTATTTTAGTAAATTCCTTCTCCGTCAATGTGTGGAAGTATTTAATCATTTCTTTTTCACCCAGCCAGCCATTTGCTTCCTAAACCACCAGTAGCAATCTCGCCAAGCTCTGTTGTAATTTGGGTCAGTCAAGTATCTCTCTGTATATCGTTGTGGCGTAGTAGGCAACTCTGCATCTGGGTCTATCTCAACACAGTTTTTAAGTTCCTCATCACATTTAGGGCAATTCATTTTAATAGCTCCTTTCAAATGGTGTAATATGTTGTGTTCTTGGGGTGATACTGCCACCAAGTTTTCTGGGCGGTTATCGGTCTTTACGCCGTTCAGGTGGTGGGCACATTCATTAAGCTTTAATGGCCGTCCTAACTTGGCTTCCAAAACCAACCTATGTTCTGGCACATAACCTTTGTTGTTAGCGTCTGGATGCCCGTGGTTTAATATACCAATATAGCCACCACCTATCTTTGCCCTACCTCCTTTCCACCGTGGGTTGTTACTATCCTTGTTATCCTTGGAGCAGGCTCTACATATTGCTCTCTGTGGTTTTCCGTGTACCAACATAACCCATCTAGGTTTATGGCAAACTTCACATTCCGACCACACCTTTTTCACAGATGGGTTTACACCTCTCGCTAATTCTCTATTGGTTTTAATATCACCTAATTGAGGATTGCCTATAGGTGGCGTATAAGTGATAGTAGGGTCTGATAGAATGGCTTGGAGTATTTCTTGGGCTTGTTGTCTATATAGGCTTCGGTCTTGGTCGGTTACATACTCGCTATCAAAATCATCCTTTAGCCGTTGCCCACACAGTAGTCTAGCTATCTTCTCTAATTTATCCACTGTCTACCTCCTTTATTAGTTCTTGCCAGCAATAAGGACAGCCTTTCTTTTTCATAAGGTAGTTACTGTGCTTGCACTTCTCATTCCCCCACTCTATCACCTGCTTGAGAGTATTCTTTTGTTCTGCTTTGGCAACAGCTTGACATTCTGACTGCAAGAATATGGTAACAGATATATCAGGCTTGATGTCTTGGGGGATTGAGCTAACAACCTCTAGTAACCGCTTGTCTGGCAATATCTTAAACATCTTTACCTTCCTTGATGGCTTGCTCTAATGCCACAACTGCCTCTTCGTCAACAAAACGACTCATTGTATTTGTAGGCTGGCTGTCCAACATAGCATTTAGTTTCTCTGTTACAAAATACATCAAAGGTTCTCTCAGTATCCGTAGTATCCTCTCCCGCTCCATCTGCCTGCCCTTTTCTATGAGGAGGGGAGCATTCTCTGCATAAATCTGCACAGCTATAGCACGCATACAACTATAGATAAGCTCCTCGTCCTTACCTATATATTTGCTTGTATCCTCTAAAAATCCGCCATCCATTTCCACTTTTAGCGTTTTCACAATGGCATTTATTATTTGGGTGTAACAGTCTAGTGGTGTCTTATCTACCATTTTTAACCCCATATTTCTGCCAGAATGCTTGCCACCAGAACTTAGATATAGAAAATACTACACCCTCTCCTCCATCAAATGTGCTGACAAGGGTGTTCTCTAACCCTTCTTTTATCTCCTTTATCACAGCATTATGGGCTTCCTTGAGGGCTTTCTTTTCTGCTAATTTGCCAGCATTAAAACATATATCGCCGTGTGCTTTTAGCTGTTTCGCTATTACTTCCTCATCGGCGGCTAGTTGGGCTTGAGCAATCGCTCTGTCACTTGGCTTACAGCTACCAACGCTGCAGGGATGCCATCTACATACATCACAAGCCGAATGATAACCCCGTTCTATTTCCTCATCACTTATTCTCTTTAGTGTCATTTCTCTCCTTTATTGGTGGGTAGGCTAGGGCTTAATTTCCGCTTATGATTACTCAATGTCGGCGCTAACCCTTACGAGTTATCCTTCACCCTAGCCTTACCCGATGCTGGGGCTGGTGAAGCTTCTGGCTCTTACGCCATGTTATCTCGCCACTACATCTCAGTCTCATCTTAGTTCCCGCACCCCAGCAATTTGCCCAGTCAGTAGCCCTAATATGGATTATCAGCAGGCTTTCATCTGCTCGTTATAGGCGGTGCCATCCACTTACTACTCTCCTGCAGCCCTGTCGTCACCAACATATTACCCAGTCTAGCTGGGGGTAACTAGCATATGTTAATTAAAGCACATATCATTTAATCTGTCAAGTTTAGGTAGATTAAAGGCTTCGGATAGTTTAAGGATTTTTAACAGTCGTTTCTCCGTCTGGTCTCTTAGAATAGCTGCGATAAACAAATCCCCGTCCTTCATATCACCTCCGCTAGTATTAAGAGTGGTTATGTAATTCTAGCTACAACTGCCACGTGTTCTTTCTCGTGATAAATGTTGAAAGTTATCCCCTGCTTCTTTAGAACTTCACGTTTACTGTGAAGTCCACAAATATAAGCCTTATACGCTTTACCCTTAATTAAATTGTGGTGGCAATACACATCTTCGTGGTAGATACGCTTAACATCACCCACTTTAAGCTCTAACAAAAGCTGGGCAGACTTACTGTAATTCCCCCTACCCCTAGTTTGTCTAAGGAATTCGGTATCTTCACTATACGTATTGTCTTTACGCCTTCTTAATTCTCTAACAAGGTCAGCCGTTGGTATCCCGCTAATATCTCCCATTTCTCCAACCTCCTTAAATTAAATCTGCCATAATTAAGAGTAGTATTATAAAGACCATAAACTCTACTACTATAATAGTTACCCGCCAATAATTTACTGGTATCATTTTGGCACACCCCTTCTCAGTAGAGCCATCACCACGCTTTTCAAGAAGCGGTTTTCCCCGCCTTCCGACCTACTGGTGAGCCAATTATAGACTTGCTCATCGGATAATTTGGGGTCGCCAATATCGTAAGCACCCCACTTCTCTTTGACTTTTTCTCTTATGAATATGTTTGTTTTCATTCTAAAACTCCTTAAAAGTTGCCTGCCCGATGTTAAATGGTATCATTGTTTTGCCTTAGCCAGTGCTTCTTGAACTTGAACCTGTAGAGCCGCAGACATTTCAGGGTCACTATTATACAATGCCCTTAGAGCCTCATATAAATCTGGGGCTGCTTCTATGAGGTTGGCGTCAGCTTTACATATCTCTTGCTTTGGCATTATCACTTCAAAGGCTACCCCCTTACCAGTAAACTCAGCAGAGACTACCTTCCATTCCCCTTTAGTATACATCCTATTTACCCTCCTCATACAGAGCTATTGCTTCTAAAACTATGCCAGCAGCTTTTTCTGAGTCACATTCATCTATTATCGCCTTCAAAGCCTCATACAGTTCTTTAGTTACTACTTCTCTATCATCCCAGCCTTCTCGCCAAGCTCTATGTAGCGAGGTCTCAAAGACCTGACTGGTGCTTTCATCGGTTACAGTCTCTGGGTATGGGTTATTCATTTTTAGACTCCTCCTTATCTCTTAGAGCTTCAACTTCGGTGGTGATGTCATCTATGAGTTCTCTCAGCCATTGCCTCATAGCAGACCAATTATCTGTCTCCTTTTGGCTATCTGAAAGTGCTTCATAGGCTAGGTAATGCCCATCTTCGTAGCGGTCTACCTCTAATTCCAACCAGTTCTCAGTTATTTTCATCTCTATCCTCCTTAATAGGGGTTAATCACCATTTTTGCCATCTGTCTTTACCTCCTTATTTAATACCCTAACTATATCCAGCATTGACACCTTATCTCTTCGCAGTAGTCCTGTTCAAACTTTTCTTTGTTCCCGCTGCATAGCCACCACTTACACTTAGGGCAAAGGCGGGCGACATAACCCCCGCTTTCAATGGCGGTTCTTTGTAGTCTTAATGTCTCTGTTTTTCTACTCATCTTTACACCTCCTTTAACATCGGACATTAGCGTTGTCTTCTAGGCGGAGCAGTAGCTCTTTGATTACCCATCCCTCAAGCTCACCGATTTCATTTTCTACGCCGTCTAGTTCTAACTTCCAGTAATCATCCCCGTGATGCACCAATTCTATTTTTGTGTTCCTTAAACCAAATCTGTTTGATACTCTAGTCATCATTACCTCCTTTAACAATGTCCTCATAGCCGAGTTAGGGTGAGGGGATACGAACCCCCATCTCCATGCTACTGCGTTTTACCGTTGGTGTTAGCTGCACCATTAAACTACACCCTAGCCCAGCTATCAAGACACTATTTAACTGTTAAAGTCCTTAGAATAGAGGCTTACCTTCCCCGCCTTACCAGCGCCGACTTTAGAACTTGCGTAGATTTCTAGCTTCCGCTTTAAGGTCTGACGATAGAGGGTGCCAATTCCACGCTGCCTTTTCGCAAGCCACAGTCATAACTGTCTTGGGTAGTGCGTAACCATTCTCATATTTTTGGTAGTCTATGGCTCCTGAGTTCAACAATCGCCAGCATTCGTCAATTATGTCCTTTTTTGTTTCCCTTGCTAATTCCCTAACCTTCTTCATAAATTGAGTCTTTGTCATCTTCCCTTCTTCCATTGCCTGCCTGCCAATCTGGTCAGGCCTTATGGCGTGTTATTTAGCAAGGCGGGGCGGGTAAGCTCCTATTCTATTATTAAGGTGCGGGCTGGGGGCTACTTAACTTTATTTCACTATCGCTAGTATTAGCCAGTAGTCTTTTCACCCCCAGTTGCTAATGTGTTATTATCATATCATACTTTGGTAGCTGTGTCAATACCTCTATTCAACAACCTACAATTAACATACTTAATAATTTACTGTTAAGTTATCTGCTTGTAACTATCCCAGTTGTGCTGGTTTAATCCCAGCCGCTTATCCCTTAATTCTATAGGCACTAAGCCGATATTAAGCATAGTCTTTGGTGAGCCGAAGAGCCAGCCAGGCCTAGCATCCATTTCGGTGTCGTTCCACAGTTTCTCTTGCATAAACATACTATAGGTTCTCTTGCCAGCTTCTCCTTCGGCTTCCGATAGTGTCAGCTTGCGTTCTGTGCATCCAGCAATGCAGTTAATCTTAGTGTGGTCGTAGCCGTCTCTAATGGCTTGTTTCAGATGCTTCTTAAAGAGTTTGGTTATTGTCATTATTTACTCCTTAACCTCTAGGCTTGGGGACTCGCCGATAAGATAGAGCTTTTAACTCCAAACCCCCAAGCCTCATCAGTGCCTTCTCGGCAGACCGCCCTTTCAGGCGGTTTCGGCTTGTAGTTTAAGCCACTTCTCCCGTGCTGGCTTGTCGCCATAATGTATAGTGCCGAATGCGTCCCTTACGTGCATATTGGCTCTATATTCAAGGTAAGACCATTTATCCTTTGCTAAATCTTCAACACTGCGTTGGCTATCCCTCACTGCACAATCCTTAAAATAATCGGCTGCGTTTGCCATCCACTTCTCGTCATTTACATAGCTGGTACAATCGGTTTTATGTTGCGTAGCTTCGTCAATGATTTGTTGCGGTATCACCTTGCACCTCCTATTTGCCTAAACTATACCACAGCTAGATTATCAATAACAATAGCCACCGACTTTACTGGTAATCATTGGTAGCTTAACACAGCAATTCCTCAATAATAATATCTTACTCATAATGTATACAGCTATTAAATACTCACAAATGCTCTTGGACGCTAACTAATTGAAAACGGCTGGTAAATGACTTGACAGATGTGGTAACCTTAATATAGGGAGAGTGTATACATTACTAAACGCTCCTGTGCTGGATTACCCTACCAGATAAAAGCGGGAGCAGTATATTATGAGGTCAATATCTAGCCCTTTAGAGGTGGTGAGGTATTACTCTTTCATTTAATAGCCCTAGATTTTGATTTGAGGGCGGCTCAGTTTCAGGCAATAAGAAAGAGCTGAGGTTGTTAGTCTCAGCCCTTCCTATAGGAGATTAGACGGCTAGTGTGGGCAGATTGCCAAGCCCTTGTCGTATTCGCTGTTAACGTTAAGTTGAGGGGCAACAAGGTATAAGCTCCAGCCTCTTGGGTCGCTTTGGTGGTATGCAACCTTATTATATTTGGTGGCGATGTCTTGGGCTTGTTGTTCTAGCCGTTCTGCTCTCTTCTCTTGCCTTGCGGTTAGTCCATAACCGCAAGCGTGCTCGTCAAGCTGGTGCAAGCGGTGGGAGATGCGTTGTAATAGCATAGCATCTTCGTCGCTGGTAGTCTTGGCGATGTTTAATAGGTTGCGTTCCCGTGCTTGTCTTAGGCTTTCCATTTTGTTTAGCTCCTTTTGTTGCCTGCCTTGCGGTCAGGGCTTACACTAAGCTATTTATATAGACACAATACCATACTAAGTAGTCGGTGTCAATAGGTTAGCTCAACAATATGCTATCAAGAAACTTAATAATCTGGTGTGAGATAACCAGTCATGGGGTAGCCACGATGTTGTATCTTAATCAAACTAACCCACGCTACAGTAGCTGTCCCTGATTAAATGGTATAATAAGACCATGATAGATGTAAAAGCCCTAAAGTTTCGGATACCTAGATTACCAGCCATTGTCAAGAGTGATTACCAAACTTTGCGTAGAGTTAGTGGGAGACTGTCATCCTTTAGTCTGTGGCTTGGCGTTGCAATTATCTTATGCTGTCTAAAGAAGGATAGATTCTAGCCTTAAGGTTTACACGCCCCAAAGCAGCAAAGGCACAATCTCCTTCGCACTATAAGCATTATGTAATCTATCCTAGCCTAGTTTACGAGTAAATCCAACCTAAATCCCCAGTTACGAAGGGTCGGATAGGAATCAAAGACCTGTTAATAGTATGTTTGACCACGCAACTAATAAATGAAAGCAAGGAAGTTCTGGTTGACATAAAGATAACTTGACAAAGATTAGAGGGTGTGGTATAGTAGGGGTGGAGGTGAAGGATGAATTTAGATGATGTGACTACAGCGGTGGGGCGAACCAAGCAGGATATTATAAGGGAAGGGATGTGGCAATTTATCCTTGAGATTAGGCAGTATCTTTGTGATACTGAATTCGCACCAGAACCTTTTACAAAGCCTGTTGATTTAGATGTCCTACGTGGTATGGGTGAGGCTCAATTAGAGAAGATGGGTTCTAAAGTGATTAAAGCATTAAACAAAGGCGATATGAGACACACTAAGCAGGAAGAGATAAGGAGATTTTTAGAAAGTATTTTTGAGGAGGGATTAAAGAGGCATAATGAAGGTAAGTTATTTGCTCCACGCACAACTACAGAAGTTATCCTAACCTATCTCCGCTCTAAAGGGGTAGTGATTAAAGTAGATAGGGGGTTACCTAAGAATTGTCAAGATTGTGATGCACACCACTGTCATATGGGGAGTGATGGTCTTGACTGCTCTTGCTCATTTAGCGTCTTCGTTACTACCCAAACACACGCTATACCAGACAGTTGTCCGCTTGTAAACGGCACAGCAACGGAGGATTTGATATGAAAAAGATAAAGTGTCGGGTGTTCGGGCATAGTTTTCTTCCCGCAGTTGCCATATTCCATCCAATTCGTAATTACAATACGAAGTTACGTATATGCAAGCGGTGTAAGTTTGAAGAGGAATTACTATGCCACTAAGTAAAAGGAAGAACAAAGAACGAACGCCCCGTGTGCAACCTAAATCGGGTAGAATTATCCAGTTTGATAACGGGTCTTACATCCATATAAATAAATTAGTAGAATGGAGAAGCCTTTTAACTTATCTTACTGAAAACCTAAAATACCAAGATAATACAAGGGTGGGTTGGCGGGGGCCGACTGTTAAAGAATGTAAGAAGTTGTTAGAGGTGACAGCTTAATGTGGGCAACTTGCTTTAGATGTGACTCGCAATTCCTTTACGAAGGTTCAACCGATACTGCTTCTTATCGCCTACATAGGGGGAACTATCCCATAGCGTCACGTATAGGGGGGAAAATGGATAAACAAATTAAGACCGTTAAAACCGAAAAGAAAAACCCGCCCAGCATTATGGATGGTTATGAGTGCTTAGTGAAAAGAAAAGGAGTGAGGTCGCTCCAGGCGTAGGGAAAGAAACCAAAGAAATTACTATTTAGGAGTGGTGCTTATGTATAATGGCTTAGATGATAAAGACTACGATACTATGGATTGGCTGTCTCCGTCAGAAGAAGTGGCAGAAAAGATGAGGGACATAACCAAAGAAGACTTATTGAGCTTAATGCCCGTGCGGAGGGGATGCCTGAGCCGAGGAGTGATTAGCCGTTATGGTTAATATGGGCACTAATCGGAGGGTAATGTAGTAGGCTCAGGTAATGGAGGCACGCTGTAAGGGTTAGTCCTTACGGGGTGTCTCTTTCTTTAACCACTTTAAGGGCTGTTTTTATATGTCAACTTAGCAGGTCGGTTATAGCTTTGGCAGTTGTGCTATATCAACTGCCTTTTTATACGGATAAATTATGTGGTGAGGAATTGAGAGTTAAAAGGGATTTAACTTTACAGAAGAAGCAGTATTATCGGTGGTTAGAGACGTCTGAGCCTATGCGTTCCCCCCCCACAAAGAAGGCATTAGCAGAGATATTAGATGTTACCGTAGATACATTAGTTGATTGGGACAAGAAACTAGAAACCGCAAAGGCTCAATATAGTTCTAAGGAATACTTTATATCTCGGCAGGAAGAGATAGATAAAGCTGCTGCTGACGCCTTTGTCTTACGCCCCAATTCCCAATTATTTTTGAGTATAAAACGAGTAGCGGGGGATATTGTAGAATCCCCTGTTAATGTGAATGTAGGAGTATTTACTGGAGATGACTATAGAAGGCTTGACAGAGAAGCCGAAGAAGAACTCAGAAAGGAAGAGAAGCGACTTAGAGTGGGAATACAAGGAGTGGAAGAAGTGCCAAAAGAGTCCACTCTACTTTCTGACTAATTATGTTTACATTCAAGATAGTAACAACCAACGTCAGGTAAAATGGCAACCCTGGCCATATCTTCTAAGGTTACTTGACGACTACCTAAATCCTGACATAAGAGAATTACATATTGGCAAAGCTAACCAGTTGGGTATAACTTGGCTTTGGGATGCTGTCATCGGTGTTTGGAAGCCTCTTTTCCACGACAACATTACCAGTTTGCTTATATCGCACAAAGAGCAAGGTGGGTCGTGGGAACAGATTTGGAAATGCAACTATATTCTTGATAGATTACCGCCCTTCCTCACCCTAAAGTTAAACACAGATAAAAAGAGCGAAATAGGTTTCGCAGGGAATGATAGTCGTGTGTTAGCTCTTCCATCAACGAAAGTCGCAGGGGCGGGTTATAATGCTTCTGACATTTTTAGTGACGAGCAAGATTTACATCCAGAGGCGTCTGAGAATGCTGCCTTTTTAAGCCCTACCATTGATGCAGGGAAGGCGAAAACAGTAGCAGCATCTACGAGGAATACAGGGATTGCCCGTGAGCAATCCTATTTTATGAATCGTTACCTGCAAATCAAACAAGGGTTAATCCCTAACGCTAAAGCTGTTTTCTTGGGTTGGAAAGAGCGTCCTGTCCGTGATGAGGGGATGACGCTAGACGAATTTTACGAGACTCGCCTTAGACCACGCTACAAGGAGTGGGATTTAGATGCACATTATCCTGAAACGGAAGAGCAGTTTTTAACAGAAGCCCGTAAGACTGGGTTCTTTGACAAAGAAGGTATAGCTTATATCAGGAGAGATTGCTACGAGGAGATAGAAAAAGATGAGACGGTTAGGATGTGGGAACATCCTGTAGCGGGGAGGAGATACACAGCGTTCTGCGACCCATCGGATGGTTCTGACCCTCACGCTTTCGGGATTATGGACACTCAGACAGAAAGATTGGTTTGCATCTCACACGGGAAGGTTAAACTAGAGAAGGTGGCCGAACTCTTTGATAAGTATATTAGAAAGTATAATAACGCTTTTAATGAGTTTGAATTAAACGGATGTGGGGGGCAGCGGATGGGGCAATATCTTCTTGATATGAGAACGCCTAATCGTAGAGTTACAGGAGTTTCCAGGGATAGAAAGAACAAATATGGTTGGTGGACGGGCACTAAAACCAAACCTTTAATGCTTGATACGCTACGGGAAGCGGTAGAGAACAAGCGACTGAGAATTCATTATGCTGGGATACCAAATGAATTGGAATTTATGACTCGTAAAGAGGGTGAAGACCCTTCAGTGCCTCGTGGGAAGAATGATGATTTAATTATGATGTTGGGGGGGTTATTGCAGATTAGAAGAGAGAGTAGGGTCGGTTCTTTTACGGTCATAGCTCCTGGTAAATGTAAGGGTTTTAGATGAAAACTATTACACAAATTCAAAAACGAGCTACGTGGTTAGAAGACACATACCACGCTAATAGAATAACGAACCAAAATAAAGTTGATAGGTATTATCGGGACAACTTTGATGTTCCTCACGTTAAAGCTCCCTATACTATCATAAGGCAAGGGACTGGTAGGGAACTTGTAGACACTCCTGCCTCTCATATTGTGACTGCTCACCCGCAGGTTTCAGTGGAAGCTACGGGGGGGTCGGATGCTGCTTTGGAGAGGGCACGGAAAGTAGGTTCTTTGCTTAATCATTGGGCTGATTATATCGGGATGCAAAACCCCAACCCATATCAAGAGGGGATTAAGAAGTTATTAAGGCGTGGCGAGAAGTGGATACAGATAGTCCATAATCCTGAATTCAGTGAAGAAGAACCATTCCAAGATGATATTCCTGTTCTCTTCGCCCTTCTAGACCCTATGGTAGTTTTCGGAAGCCCTAATGAGCGGAACGGTGTCCCCGATTATATTGTTGTATCTTATAAGAAACATTACCAGGCAGTCCAGAGTAAATACGAACACTGGGCAAATCCTAAAAATAGGGACGAAAACGATAAGTATGCTAATTGGCTTGAATACTGGGGGTCGTATAAAGTTAAGCGAAAAGGCAAAGAGAAAACTGTCCATATAAGGTATTTTGAAGCGGACGGTCAACCCATTTTAGAGACTACTGGGTCAACGGAGAAAAACCCCGAATATGGTATTCAGCCTAACTTATTGGGCTTTGTGCCTTTTGTTCACGCTTATTCGGGTTACGGGGATAGAACAGCAAGCGGAGCACCTGAAGATTTGGCTGTTAGCAGATTACAACCCCATATGGGTAAGTTGCTTGAAGAAACGGAAGTTGCTAGTTACATTGCTTCTCAGTTAAAAATTCACGCTATTGGTAAGGTTAAGATTAAGATTAAAGACCCTGAGTTCATTGATGCGGCTAAAAATGCAGACTACGACTTTAGTGTGGGGGCAAAAAATTACGAAGTAACCCCACAATATGAGTTTGAGGAGAGTTTAGGGGTAGAGCCTGGCCCTGCTGTTTTCGCCCATCTATCCAATATAAAATCTGATATACAACGGGTTAATCCACCTATTATGCAGGGTATCGGTTCGGGTTCTTCTGGTAGACAGGAGGATATTTATACAAAACACGCCCTTGCCCAATATGAAAGCGTTATAAACAATTCTTCTACGGCTTGGGCGATTGCTTTTGGTCTTGCGTTAAGGGTGTTAAAAAATGAGACTTATGGTCTTTTACCTCTGTCCACAAAAGCAATAAGTATCAAGAAGGGGCAGAGAGTTAGCGAAGCTATTACAGTTAAAGACGAAGATATTGATAACTTTAGATGCACTCTTCAGTTAAAGGCTGCTGACCCGATAGAAGACAAGGCTCAAGCATATACGGGGATGGCGATGTGGCAAGCTAGAGCGATAGACCACAAGACTATGCTTGTCAAATATCACGGCTATACCCCTGACGAGGCTGACGATACTATCGCTAATACTGACCTTGAATGGATGATTAAGGAAGACCCCGATTTTGTAAAGGCAGTAACCTCGGCAGTGAAGGAAAAGATGGGCATACAGGATACCTCTCAAATGGCTCAACTAGGTCAAGAGGGTGCTGTCTTTGGGCAACAGGGCAAAGAGGGTGGCTCCCCAAGACAGGGTAATGTGAAAAACCCACAAGCAGCTTTAGAACAAGCCGATATGTTAATGGCTTCTAGGACATCAAGAAGGCCTCCTGGGTTGGGCGGATGAAAGAAAACAAAATGGACAAACTCAAGTTCTTAGGTATGGAGAGGGTGGGAAGGGCACTTAAAAAAGCTGATGAAACTTGGGATGGTGTCCAACCTTTTAATACCAAAATCTCACCTGCTATAGACTATCTATACACTTGGGATAAATTAAACCTTCCAGAAAACGCAGACATAAAAGCACAAATAGTTATGGAATTTGGTTTTGGTATATTGACCGAAATAGAAAAGAAAGCCCTTAGAAGTAGAGAAGCGAGGGGGTTGTAATGAGAGATTGGGATGCTTTTATCGCTTGGCTTATAGATAAATATGGGGGGATAAACGCCCAAAGTATTATTTATGAAATAACACGTGGTTTAGAAGAATATCCACCCGACCCTGCTAGATTAGAGAGTAACGAGTTTTATCAAGCATTCCTTGCGGAACAACCAGAAACTCCACAGCGGCAAGAAGATGTTCCTCCTGCAGAAAGGGAGGGAGCTGAGCCTAGAGCGGGGCAACCGCCGACTATGGTTGCAATAAGAGTTCCCGAACAGGTCTATGGTGGTGTTATAGAGTGGTCTGACGGAACATTTACTGATGCTTTAGAACCCTTCAAACCCATATCTGGCGAAGATGCCCAATCCCTGATAGATTTTTATGGGGTGGGGCTTGAGGCACCAGAAGGCATTGATAGAGAACGATTAGAACAAACAATACGAGAGTTTGAAAATTTATCTGAGCAAGAGAAACAATATCTGGCTTTAATGCTACGCCCCTGGGAAGAATTAACTTTCGCAGAACAAGCACGATTTGACCTTGACAGAGATAGATTTGAGCAAGAAGCGGAGCAATGGGAAGCAGAATTTGCTCGCCTTCAAGGGTTAGATGAATTAGGGCAACAGCAATGGGCTGCAGAGATGACTCAAAGGGCGTTGGAATTCGGCACTTTATCTGCCTGGCAGGAATCACAGATAGGTTTAAGTGAACAGCAAATAGACCAGCAACGATTTGAATTTGGGAATTTATCGGCTTGGCAGCAGGCTCAAATGGAGATGATGATGAGGCAATGGGGGGAACTGTCAGCCTCAGAACAAGCCCAGTTCAATTTTGATAGAGAACAGTTTGAGTGGGAAAAACAGCGTATAACCTTTGAATTTGAAAACCTATCTGCTCAACAAGAGTCCCAAAGGGAGCTTGGATTAAGAGGATTAGGCTTACAAGAAAGAATAGCTCAGACAGAAATAAATAAAAGCCCAATGGATTGGATGGCAGCGTGGAATTGGTCTAATCCCACTTGGTCAGGTGAACCGAGAGGAACACCCAATCCTGAAGCGATACCTTACCACGAAATACCCGTAGGTGGGTTTCCACCTTCAGGAGGTAGATAATGACAATGCCACCGAGGGTGCAACCAACTGAAGATAGACCGCCTGGAAGAGACCCAGTCTCACCACCGCCAGGGGGGGGGCCTAGCATTACTGGTGAAATTTTAACTTGGGAAATAGAAGAACGACCAAACGGATATGATGTTCTTGTCGGGTATGACGAGACTGGGAGAGCGGTAACAGGCGCTCCTATCGGGCAGACTATTTTTAGGGATTCAGGAGACGATAGTAAATACAGTCTTACTAGAGCTTTTGAACAGGCTAGGGAACAATGGACAACTATTTTGCAACTTCGGGAGGAATCTCTTACTAAAGACTCACCTTTGGGACAATATGGGCCAGCACATTTATTAGATGATTCACAGTGGGAACATTATCTCAAAACGACAGGGGAGGCTCCTAGTGATATAACGGGGAAATACAGAAGCAAGTATTTGTCCTCTCCCTCTGAGATAGAGGCTGCGTGGAATATATTTAACCCCGATGTATCTTTAGCGGAAGCTCTTGGGCAGAAATGGGAAGGTGGTGTTATCCCATCTTGGTTCGCACAGAAACACGGTATCTCAAGCCCCCAAGAACCAAGGATTGGACGACCACCTTTTCCTCAACAAGTTCCGTGGGCTGGCCCCCCAACTCCTGGATTTCTGACAGAATTAACAGGATTAGAAAGAGGTCAACCATTAGAGGCGAGACCGACTAAATTCGCAAGTGGTCAGTTATTAAGTAGATTAACACCTTCTCAATTACAAGGGGTAGGTGGGTATGTAAATTGGGCTGCGGGACAAGTATCTGGTGCTCCCGCTAGTTTTGAAGACTGGTTCAGGGGTAGTCAGCGTTTGTTACCCACAAGTGTTCCTAGAGGAACGGTAAGATGGTCTCCGTCACAGTATAGAGTATAATATGACATTACCGCCAGATTTAAAAACTCCGCCAATAACTTGGGGAGGACAGATTAAACCACAACCTATGGTAAAACCTGCTCCGATGATTAAACCCTCTCCGTTTGAGGTTCCACAGATAGGATTACCACAGATAACTCCGACTGTATTACCCGAAGAACACATTGAGTTACCTTGGTGGCAGAGGGCATTGCAAGTATTCGCCACTCCTTTTGTGTGGGTTGATGAGAATATAATTCAACCAGGGCTTGCTATATCAGGGGTTACAATAGGGTTTGTTGATGAAGTAGAGAGAGACGCAGGCGAGGATTACTGGGAGTGGAAAAAGAGGTCTTGGGCTGGGTGGGATGCTCCTGGGTTTAATTTGAACGTCCCCTGGTCTGATGAACCTTGGCGGGTTGACCTTAAAGGTGTAATGGAGATAGCCCCTTGGTTGTTAATCCCTGCGGTTGGGCAGGTAGGGACTGCCGTGAGTGGATTAGGTAAGGTGGGATTAAGAGCATCGGGTCAAGCTCTGAAATCTGCCGTAACAGCAGGGCAAACGGGAGAAGCAACACGAATAGCTGCAGGTATGGTAATTTCATACTCCCCTTGGGGGTTGGCGGAAAAGGCTGTGGGGGTGACTGCTGGGAAGGCTATTAAAGGTGGATTTAAGAGTATAGGTTTTATTAGCGAAAGAGTAGGTAAGTCAGTTAGCGAGAAATTATTTGGTAAAATACCTGACCCCCCACCACCAACGATAGCTGAAACCAAACTAACCAAATACTGGAAGGAAGCAGTGATGCCCGCCTATGGGAAGGTGCATCGTTTAATCCCCGAACAGTTAAGACCAGAGCAGAGAGCAGTTATAGAAAAACACCGAGCCATTTTTGGAGAAGGCAAGATTTCTCACCAAGAGTGGAGAAGAAGGGTAGATAAAGATTTAGCGAAACTCGGCGGAGTAAAGGATGAGTTTGCTTTAACCCCCGAAGCCCTTGCGTCCCGACAGGCAAAAGAGATAGCGAAAATTGAAGCAAACGTTGTAAGTGGTGTGGCAAGCAAAGAGTTGGGGGATAAATTAATCTCTAAAATTAAGAAAAGCCCTGAATTTACAGCAGTGCCTTTCAGGAAGGCAGAAATGGCTGAGTTTATGGCTAAAATAAACAAGGCAGAACAAGACGGCTATGTGGCTCTTGGTAGTGTCAATGAACTAAATGACCTTCTAGTTCTAGGTCTAATACCAGAACCTCGCTTCTTAGAACAATGGGCATCTATATTTGGCAAAGAATTCGCAGAAGCTACGGGGAAGTTTATCAATCTTAAGCCGAGTATTAGAGCCAAGATTATAGATGGGCTTAACTTACCCCGTGCTGTTCTTGCTACGCTTGACCTTTCAGCGACATTTAGACAGGGATTGATTTTAGGGTTAGTAAGACCGAAAGATGTCCCCCGTGCCTTTATAAGACAATTAAAATACTTTGGTTCAGAGAAATTATCTCTTCAGATGGATGATATGTTACGAAGTCGCCCTCTATATCGGGAGGGAATTAAGGCTGGGATTGAATTCCAAGCGGTAAGAAGAGGGGCTTTATCAAGGATGAAAGAAGAGCCTTTCTTCTCCAACCTAGCTCAAAACATTCCTTTCGTTAGAAGGTCGGAAAGAGCATTCACTGGGTATCTTAACGAAATGCGGATGACTGCTTTTGAGGCTGGTTATGGAGTTTTACAAGCTCAAGCAGTGGGTAGCGTTGGACTTACGAAGTTACTCCCCGAACATCTTAAATTATTTGGGGATTTTATTAACTTTGCTTCAGGTAGAGGGACGCTACCATTTAATACTACCCAATACGCCCCCCTTCTGAATGCGGTCTTATTCTCACCTAGATACCAGATGTCAACACTCGGACTACCCAAGATACTGGGGCGGATGTTACTTAGTAAAAACCCTTATATAAGGAAGCAAGCAGCGTTAGCTCTTGCTACATTCGCTGGTGGGGGGGCGGGTTTGTTGGGATTACTTAATACTACAGGCATAGCGAAGGTTGAAGGCGACCCCCGTGCTGGTGATTTCGGTAAGATTAGATTTAGGACAGGAGAAGATGCTCAAGGTAATCCGATATACAGTGAAACGAGATTTGACCCGTGGAGAGGTTATATTCAATATGCTAGATTTGCTGCCCAGATGCTAATGGGAGAAAGAAAGTCAGCCTTTGGGAATATAAACAAAGCTGAAAGGTGGGATATTGCTTTAAGATTTGCTCAAACCAAGTTCTCCCCTGCTGCTGGTTTGATAGCTGATTTATGGAAGGGCGAGAATTATCTAGGAGAACCGATATTTGAAAAAACGACTGGATTTATCAAAGTGGCGAAAGACCGCCTTCTTCCTTTAGCTGTTCAGGATGTAATGGATGCTATAGAGATGCAAGGGGCGAACGGGATATGGGTGGCAGCACCAGCTTCTCTTGGTATAGGTGTTTTGACTTTTGTTAATGACCTTAATCGTATTCAACAGAAAATAGCCAGAGATATGGGATATGAAGGATGGGACGCCATAGACCCCAAAACACGAAGAGAGATAGAAATGACCAACACCGAACTACAGGTGGCTACTATTGCTTTTGATAGGCAAACAATGGGTTTTGCTTGGTCAGATTGGCATCAAGCGGGCAAAGCTATTGATAATGTATTTAGACAGAATGTAGAACTTGCGGTGGCAGAATACCGCAAAACCGATGATGGTTATAAATTCAAGGAGAAAGTGAGTGATGCGTTTACTGCAAAGCGTGGGGGATACCAAGCGAGAGAAGCGGAATTACGGTTTGAGGATATAGTTAAAAGGTTAAACATACAAGATACAGTAGAGTCCGATTTGGTTCTTGGCCCCGAAGCAATGGCTATCAGAATTTACAATGATGCCCTTTGGGGCGAGGATATGTATGACGAGTTTGGGAATTATAAATACAGTAAGGCTGATATCCGCAAAGAACAACTTTTAAGGGATTTGGGTCAGGAGATGTTTACTTATGCAGAAGAATATCGTGGATTAAAATATGAGGATTTCCCACCTGAATTTCAACAGCTAAAAGAAGCTCAAACGATACTAGAGCCATATTGGGAGGTGAAAGAAGAAGCAGATAAATACTTTGGGCTACAAGATAGCCCACGCAAGGACGCCTTTATATTAAGGCGTAGAAAAGCAATTAAGAGAGGAAATCCAATGATTGGATTTTACCTAGATATATTCTATAAAAGGAGTTAATAAATGTCGGAAAAAGAAGCAGAAGTTGAAGAAACTGCTACCGAACCAAACGGGGAAGTGCAGGAAGAAGCAACCAAAACCTTCGCACAAGAAGACGTAGATGCGATAGTAGCTGAAAAGAACAAAAGGATTAAGGACTTAGAGAACCAAAATAAGGGTCTCTCTAAGTTACAATCCGAAGCAACTTTGGATGCAGAAAGGCTTAGAAGTCAACCACAATCTTCGGGAGTAGCAGAAGCACTGGAAGCTGTCCTAAAGGCTATGCCCCAGCAGACAGACATAGATGGAAGACCTGTCATCAATCCTGAAATAGCGAAAGCACAAGCACGTCTTAACTTTCTTAAACAACAGGAAAGGCAAAAACAGCAAGTAGCTTACGCCACTGGTGAGAGGCAAAAAATGCGTCAAGAAGCTGAGGAAGCTGGGATAGACCCAGATGGTGATGAATTAGCCCTTGTTGAACTAGCGTGGGATAATAACAATCCCGCAGTAGCTAGGAAATGGCTTGACAAGGCGAAGAAGAAACACCTTAAAACAGAACCTGCAAAGGAGACTAAAGTGACTAAAACCGAAGAAGAAATAAGGGCTGAAGTAACGTCCGAATTAACGGCTAAATACAAGATACAAGACACTATTAGCCCATCGGGGGTTAATGTAAGTTTCACCGAAACCGAGCGGAAATACGCAGAAGGAGAGATTTCCTTTACTGAGTATTCCGCCGCACGCAAAAAACAAAACCTATAAGGAGGTAAAATGGCTATCCAGACAGCAACTACTGGACAGTTAGCCAATGCCCAAGCCATTGTTATAGCCGAAACCCTTTTCACAATGGAGCACAATGCTCCGTGTAAGAACACATTTACTCCGTTTACTTTGGGTAAAGGGGAAAAACAGATTACTGTTCCTAAAGTGGGGCAGATGACTGCGACTGACTTGACTGATGGTATTGATATAACGTCCAGCGAAGCAATCGGGATGACCTCAACCGACCTCACTACGGCTGAAGTTGGGTTGAAAGTTATTCTAACTGATAAGCTAATAAGACAGGAAAAGCCAGATGTGCTACGTATGGTTGGTAGGCAGATGGGCGATGCGATGGCAAGGAAGGTTGACACCGATTGCATCGCACTATTTGATGGTCTTTCTAACGCTTATGGTGCAAGTGCTGCTAAACTTAATTTTAGAAGTTTCGTAGCTAACATCGCTATCCTGAAAACACTGAAAGCACCACGCCCCTACGCCTGCGTTCTCCATCCGTATGTAATTTACTGGCTATCAAGGGATGTCGCTAAGGTCGGTTCTTATCCAATGCCACACGGCTTTAGCGAAGAGTTGCTCAAAGACTTTTGGGCGATGACCCTAGACCACGTAGCGGTGATAGACGACGGCAATATATCATCTGGAGCAGGTAGCAAGGGTGCTATGTATTCAAAAGCAGCGTTTGCATACATCCAGTCCCAAACCCCTAGTGTTGAGCAAGAAAGAGATGCGTCACTTCGTGCTACAGAAGTAGTAATGGTTAGTGACTATGGTGCTTTTGAACTTGACGATGGGTATGGGGTTGAGATGCAATATACTGCTTCTATCCCGTCAACAACGTCTACTTAATGAGGTAATATGTCACAGGGTTACGAAATACGGGAACTTGATAATTTGGCAACTATACCCAAAGCCTTCTTTCAACACAAGGATGGGCGTGTTGTTGAATTACCTGCTGACCCTCGTAACCTTAACTATTACCTAAGAAAAGGGCTTATCCGTGTTGATAAGCCCTTAAATCTAAAAGGAGGTTTAATATGAGTTTCCCAGTAACCACTTATGGGTCTCATAAACAGATACGCCAAGATTGCGGAACTAATAAGCGTGGGCGTATGCTAGGGACTCGTATGGAATTACCCGATGGGAGAGTCTTCAGATGGATGAAGTCTAGTGCTGCACTGACGATTGGCAGAGTTTGCGGCTATGTCGCCCAATCGGCTGGACTTGCCAAAGACGGTCTCCCTTCTGGCTCTGCGGCCAGAACTACTGCTCAATGGGATGCAGGCACATATACCGTTATTGTAGCGACTACCGCTTCAGCTTCTACAGGACTCCATATATTTCCCAATCGGTTTGACGATGGTATTTTGTGGATTAACGACCAAGCTGGTGGTGGGCAGATGTTCCAAGTCAAATCGCACGGAGTGTCCACATCTTCAGGAACTACAGCAGTCACTATCACTATGTATGACGAGGAAATACTTGATATAGCTTTGACCACAGCTTCACAATGGGGTCTGATGGAAAATCTATATTCTAGGGTTGTTATACATACTGGAACTACTGGTGGCGGGCCTGCGGTTGGCGTAGCCCCAGTTGCTGTTGATTCAGGAGACTACTTCTGGGGGCAGACTTGGGGGCCTGCTGTTGTGATGCAAGGTGCCACAGCGGCCCTAGATGGTGATAAGGTAGTTGTAATAAACACCACAGGCGGTTCTACAGGCGTTACTGGTGTCGCTGGTTCTGTCTATGGAGCTAACACTACTAAGTTCACGGAAGGGTGGAAGGAAAGCATTAAAGCCCCAACAGTTGGTTACACACTAACTGCTGGTGGTGCTTCAGAGTTCACCCTAGTCTTTCTCACTATCGCCCCGTAAAGGAGATACAGGGAGGGGGTAACTCCCCTCCCTGCCCCAATGAATATCAGAAGTGGCAAGATAACGATAGAAAACACGAACATATGCCCTGCGAGTTGCACGATTTGTCCGAGAGATAAATATAAACCATCTCTAGGAACGATGGACTTCAATCTGTTTGCTAAGATAATCAACCAGTGTTCCCGACAAGAAGGGATAGACACAATAGACATTGGGGGTTTCGGAGAGCCGTTTGCTGATAAACTTTTATTTGAGAGATGTGAACTTATAAGGAAACGCCTGCCCAAGCCCCAGATATTTACGAGTTCTAACTGTTATTTAATGACACCCGATAAGTATGATGATGTTTGCAAATACATTGACTCTCTCAAGATAAGTGTCTATGGGGTTTCAAAAGAAGCCTACGAAGCCTCTCACCGCACCTTAACATATGAAACAACTCGTGATAACATTCTCGGTCTATTGGAGAGAAAAGATAAACCATACACAATAGGATTACTTACTCTGAGCGACGATAACCGACACGAGATGGAAGATTGGATTGCATATTGGCAACCCAAACTAGATGAGGTTTATGTCTGGCTGCCTCATAACTTCGGCGGGTTGATGGATTTCAGAACTATAAATAAACCACAGGTAAGTTGCGGGAGACCATTTAACGGCCCGCTTTACATTCACTTGGATGGTATAGTTTCAATGTGTTGTCTGGATATAAACAAGAAATTAGTTATCGGGGATATAAATAATCAATCTATAGTAGAGATATTTAAGTCTGAGGCGATTAAGAATATAAGGAGAGCACACAGAAGATGTGATTTTAAGGGGCTTTTGTGCGAGAACTGCTGTCAGACAAATTATAATCCTGATGTTTTAGTTTATGCGTCTAATAAAGAAAGGAAGGTGGGGAAATTAAACTCCAATCTGAAGGTAGTGGCAGCCTGAGACCGAAGCACCTTGCTATTATCCCAGCGAGAGGTGGGTCTAAGAGATTACCTATTAAGAATATTAAACTATTCTGCGGCAAGCCTTTAATTTCATACACGATTGAGGCGGCGTTAAGCGCAGACTTTATAGATAGGGTCGTTGTTTCCACGGAAGACCCAGAAATTGAGAAAGTTGCTCGTGAGTATGGTGCTGAGGTCGTTATACGACCCCCTGAATTAGCGGCAGATACATCTCTGGTTCAGGATACCTTAATACATGTTGTAGAAACAGTAGAGAAGGGGGGTTATAAACCTTATTATATAGTTCTCTTAAACCCCACATCTCCGTTAAGAGGAAGGGAGCAGATAGATGCAGCGTGCCATATCAACTTACACAGAATGGGCGATTCTCTACTAACTGTAACACCTACTAAATTGTGTCTATGGGCGACTGATGAAAGCGGAGAAGCGAAAGCTAATTATGACTACCTACACAAAGGAAGGACACAGGATTTAGGATTACAGTATCGTGAGAATGGAGCTATTTACATTGTCAAGAGAGACGTTTTAATGGAGACAAAGCAATTTATAGGGGGGAAGGTAACGTTGTTCCCAATTTCCCCTACCTGTTCGTTTGATATAGATAACCACTTAGATTTCATAGTAGCAGAGAGGGTAATGGATGAAGTTATTGCTAATCAATCCCAAGTCTAAGGCTCAAGATGCTTTGCCAATCCCCCCGCTAGGGATACTGTATCTTGCGGCTTATGTAAGAGACATAGCGGATGTTGAAGTGATTGATGACAATAGGGAACGCCACCGTAATCTTGAAAGCCGAATTAGGAATGCGGATATTATCGGATTGACAGGAACTACTAGCCAATACAGCGAAGCCTGTAAATTAGCGGAGTTAGCTAGAAAGCATAACAAGATGGTTATTTATGGTGGGTCTCACGCCTCAGCTTTACCAGTGGAGTCGCTAGAATATATGGACAAAGTAGTTGTGGGTGAAGGCGAAGTCGCTTTGAGAGATATATTGTTAGATGGTGGGAATAAGATTGCCCGCAAGCCGTTTATTAAAGACCTTGATACACTCCCATTTCCAGCAAGGGATTTAGTTCCGATAAAAGATTACCCAACAAGAGAGTTAAAGAGGTTTGAAGGTGCCTATACACATATGATGACAGGGAGGGGGTGTAATTCTAAATGTGTCTTCTGTTCGTCACCCCAAATGTGGAAACGGCCAAGATTGATGAGTGCAAAGAGAGTCTTCGCCGAGATGATGGAAATCTACGAGAAATACGGTATAAAGAATATACACTTCCAGGATGATACGTTTACTCTCTCACAAAAGCGTGTCATTGAACTGTGCCACCTCATAGAAGGGAGCGGTGTTGATTTTAAGTGGTCTTGCCAAACACGCCCCGATATGGTTTATGGGAATTTGGGGCTACTGGAACAAATGGCTAACGCAGGTTGTGTGCAGATAGAGTTTGGTGTTGAGTCGGGTGACGAGAGGTTACTAAAAACAGCCCGAAAGGGCTACACTAAAGAAGATATAAAAGCAGCCTTTTATCTAGCCAGGCAATCGGGCATTAAGACTTATGGGTTCTTTATTATCGGACTGCCTGGAGAGACAATAATAACTTGGCTAAAATCAATCTGGTTTGCGTTAAGGTTGAAAACAGAAAGCGTGTGGACAGTCCTTATGCCCTATCCTGGGACTGCGGTCTATAACCAAGTTAAAGTCCTAGATACTGATTACTCCAACTGGATGTATAAGAAACCCATTATAAAATCAGGCTATCTCAGCCCTAGAATGTTAAGCACAATGAGATACATCGCAGATAAAATTACCAATGGATTATTTAATAAGGGGACTTATGCGAGTTAAAGGCGGGAGCTAGGGTCTGGCCCTCTAAACCCTAACTCCTCTAGATACCGAGGGTTATCCCTTTCTCGCAGGCCTTACGATTTACTGTGTCGCCTTCGCACAGCGATATCATATAAAGGCTACCACACTATAAGGAGTTTGTCAAGTGCTAGTTAAAATAGGCAACAAGTTAATAGGTGAAGGCAACCCCTGTTTTATAGTAGCTGACATAGGGATTAACCATAACGGGTCAATGAAAATCGCCAAGCAACTTATCAAAGCAGCATACAAAGCTGGTTGTGATGCGGTGAAATTCCAGAAGAGAACCATAGATGTTGTCTATACCAAAGAGGAGTTGGATAAACCGAGAGAAACTCCATTCGGTAAAACTAACAGAGAGTTAAAGGAACACCTAGAGTTTAGCCGTCAAGATTATGTGGATATTGACTATTACTGTAGAGAGTTGGGTATTCTGTGGTTCGCCTCTAGTTGGGACATAGAGTCGGTGGATTTTATAGAACGGTTTAACCCGCCGTGCCATAAGATTGCTTCCCCCCTGTTGACACACACCCTATTACTAGAACGCCTGAGAGCCACAGGGAGACCACTAATCCTCTCAATAGGTATGAGCACACCAAGCGAAATAGAGGGGGCTGTTTTACAGCTTGATGAGGATAACTTAATTATATTACAATGCACCTCTACTTACCCCTGTGCTATTAGCGAATTAAACCTAAACGTTATCCGTGAACTTAAGGCATTATACAGACTTCCTGTGGGATATTCGGGGCACGAAGTGGGGTTAGCAACGACGGTAGCAGCGGTCGCCTTGGGTGCTAAGATGGTTGAGAGACATATTACTTTAGACAGGGCAATGTGGGGGTCAGACCAAGCAGCATCTGTAGAACCTTTGGGATTTGAAAGATTGGTTAAATACATCCATTCGGTAGAAGGGGCTATGGGTGATGGGATGAAAATAGTTTACGATAGTGAGGTGGCGGTGAGAGAAAAACTAAGGAGAGTATGAACATAGAATGGTTTAACGAAATCAAGAAGAAGTGGGGTGAGGAAATATGGTTGGTAAACGAAGAATATTGTGGGAAGTTGCTCTTAATCAAACAGGGTGCGGAGAGTTCTTGCCATTATCATCCGAAGAAAAAGGAAACATTCTACTGCCTGGAGGGGTTTGTTAAGCTCACAATACAGGGGAAAGAGTATAATCTAGCCCCTATGTTAAGACCGAAAACCATCTTGCCGAATGAATTACATAAATTCAAAGGTATATCCGATGCGGTCATTATAGAAATAAGCACACACCACGATGACGAAGACGTTATTCGTCTATCAGAGTCAAGGGGGGCGGATGGGAATACCCCCGATTAAAATTGATATAGGGTGTGGGAACAGACCCAAGAGGGGGTTTATGGGGATTGACATCTTCAACGGGGCCAATGTCACGATATGTTGGGATGTTACCAAAGGATTACCATTTACAACGAGCACTGTGGATGAGGTTTATTCCGACCACTTCTTTGAGCATTTATGTATAGAAGATGTCCAGAAGTTAATGGGAGAGATACATAGAGTATGCAAACCAAACGCTCTGGTAGAAATAAGAGTCCCCCATTTTAGCGGGTTTACAAACTTTTATGAATTTCACAAGACATCATATAGGCATAATTCGTTTGCAGAATACACGAACACTTGGGGGATGTGGGATTCCAAGTATCAATTTGAATTACTCAGTGATAAGATAAACCTTGTCAATCGTCAGAGTCCTAAAAACCATAGAGTAACGAAGTATTATCTCTGGAACTATCCGATGGAATGGATTGTAAATAAGATGAAGTTAGTTTATGAAACGACAGGGTGGTGCCACATATTTCCAGCTTGGGAGATAATTTTTAAGATGAAAGTAAGAAAATGAAAGAAGTTATTTTGCTTGGTATGGGGGCTACTCTGATAAAATGCCCTTACGATACAGAGGTGTGGGGAGTAAACAAGGTCTATAGAATGGCTAGGAAGTTAGATAAGTTATTTATCACCGATAGAAGATACTACCCTGACGGAACTCCTAGCTGGGACTTTGACGAGTTAAACTCTTTGAATATACCTATTGTTAGTTTACACCGATACCCCGAAATAAAGAAACTTGTCCGTTATCCATACAGTAAAGTCATAGAACGATTTGGTGGGATGGGGTATGAGTTCTTCACTAATTCAATCTGCTATATGATAGCCTACGCCCTTTATAAAGGTTATGAGAAAATCAGAATGTATGGCGTAGATATGTCAGACCAGAAAGAATATATCCTAGAAAGGGGGGGGGTGGAATACTGGGTTGGAAGGGCAGAGGGGATGGGTGTGGTGATGGAAAATACTAAGGGTTCTACCGTCTGTAAACCACCTATGGGTGTTCCCTATGGGTTTAAGTTACATATAGACTATAAAGAAATAGACCCCGACAATCTATTAGGGAGAAAGAGATGCAAATCTGGTTGCCAATAAGCTACGGTGGGAGAACAAGAAACATTTTAATCCCCTATTCACATAGTATAGATGAGTCTCAACTTAACGATATTGTCCAATGGCAGACGGAAAAGACATTAGACGAGTTAAAGAAACTCCCGCCTAAACCAGTAAGAACAATTTCTAAAGAAGATGTCGGAGAAATACTAAAAGACTATATGAAGTTTTTAAGGAGGGAAAATGGCTGAATATGACATCTCGGAACTAACACCTTCGGACTACGCTATTGTAACCGTAAGTAGCACAGCACTGACCTTAGCCAATACATCGCCCGCTATGCCCTCAGGAACGAAACAAGCCGTTATTACAGTTGAGGACGACCAAGTGAGGTATAGAGAAGATGGCACATCCCCGACAGCTTCAGAGGGGCATCTATTGGAAGCGGGCGATGTATTGCAGTATCTTGGCGGAAGCCACGAACAGACATTGGCTGCGGTAAAGTTCATAAGAGTAACAGCGGATGCCAAATTAAAGGTGAGTTACTACAAATAGGAGAAGATATGAATAGACCAAATAGAATTGTAAGAGTTGGCGGTGGAACCTTTACAGCCCGCAGAAGTGCATTGGGAAGGTTCAAAGAGCTTGAAGTAGATACTAACTCTGCTTGGTCGGCAACGAATGTGGGTAGCGGTAGTATAGTAGCAACAGACCCATTGGGTAAGATACTACGGACTGGTGCTACTGCTAACTCCTCAACATTCAATCGTACCCGCCCCTACGGTCTTAACGGGGATGTAGCGAATCGTAACTATTTTGATTACGACAAAGCATTATCGCTCTTTTTCTCCGTATGCCGTTATATAACTGATGCCGAAGCAGTCTCCCGAGTTCAGATGAAGGATGCTGATGGTATCGGAGTTCTGGGTGAGAAGGGCATAGGTCTACAGCTTGATAATCTGGCTCTGACTGGTGAAGCCTACGGGGCATCAAGGGGGACTGTAGATTTAAGCACTTCTCTTACAATTGAGAAGATGGCTTGGGTAGAGATACGGCTCACTTCTACTGGAGTGGAGTTCTTTGTAGATAATGTCTCTAAAGGTTCCATTACAACAGCTGATAAGTTCCCCACTGGTGACGGGGCAGCAGCAGGAAGAATTGCCTCCAGCCACGCCAACGGTGGAACAGGCACAAACTCCGATTTTGAGCCAAGCAAAATAACAGTCTTACAGGAGTTATAAGATGAAGTTACTTCTTGAAAAGTTACAAGTAGTATGGGGTAGTTCACCAGTTGAGCTTGAAAAGGTATTCGGGCTTAAAAGGGGTGATATAAGCGAAGTAACCTGGGGTTCTGGAGACAATGTAGAAATCAAAACATCGCTTTATCTATCAACTAACCAGAAGAAGGCGATAGAAACTAAACTGGGTATGCGGATAATCTCGGAGGAATAAATGGGAACTACCACCAAGTTAGTATTAGACCAAAAATTGTTAGAGGCTACTGGGGACTGGTTACAAGTTACAGCCACAACGGCCATCGCTGCGTCTAAACTTTTTGTCTCTACTGAATTAAACAACTACGACCACGCACAAGATGGGACATTTGACCATAGGCGGATTTATATTGAGGACTTTGCTAACGCTGGTGTTGAGCGATTATTGGGTTCTACAACTTATGCTACTTCAACAGGGACAGCGTATGTCTTTGGTGCTAATCTTTTAACTGACAGTGCAAATAAAGCAACAGTAAGAATATCAAGGTCAAGTTATACTGATAGGGATGATGCCATTAAAAGAGCTATCGGTGAACTGTATTCTAATTTATACAAGTCAATAGACGACCTGACTTTAATTTTGGGTAGTTCCCTACCGAACGCTCACTTTGAAACCCAAACCACAAGCGGGACTCCAGATAAATGGGCTTTCTCTAATGCTACTGGAGCTAAGGAAACTACAGATACTTGGGGTGGGGTAAACGCTGTTAAAGTAACGGCTTCTGCTGCTAACGGGTATTTAACACTTAAATCGGATAACTGGAGACGCTTGATACCAGCAATTCAGGGTAGAACGATTAGTGTTTATGTGGCTGCGTTACCAGAAGTCGCTGATGATGCTGATATTACGATTTATACCAAACAGGCAGACGGGACTGAACAAACCTTAATCTCTACGACATCTTGTCCTGCTGGGGAATTCACCATTCTACAGTTAGAAGACCAAAGTATAAACGACAATTTACGAGAAGCAGAAATCCGTCTAAGAGTTAATACCGATACTAAATATGTTATCTTTGACGATTGCTATATTTCAGGCACTAACCCAATGAACGATTACCTCTTATCGTCTGACCTACAATCTGGGGGTATTGATTTAGTAGAGTATCAAGTAACAGGCAATCCCCCCGCATCTACTAATAATATGTGTGATGACTTCTCCCCTGATAATACTTATGAGAGGGTTTTCGGATGGAATATAAGGGATGACGGCACGGATAGGTTTCTAAGACTACCAGATACATATAGGGGCTTGTCCAAGAGAAGATTAAGGATAACAGGCACACAACCTTACGAAACCTTATCGTCAGCTACAGATACTATCGCTACGAATGATGTAGGGGAAGTGGATTTAATCATATCTTACGCAGCTTATCTATTATACGAAAAGGAAGCGGGGCCGATTTCGGCAGACGACACAGAGAAATACAATAGAGAGATGGCTAGGTTTGACTATAAAACGAAAAGACTTTTACTAAAACACATAAAACCGATTAGGTCGGGGACAATAAATATAAATCCATTATAGGGGATTAAATGGCAGGAAAAGGCGGAATTCAATATGATTTATCTCTGGTAAGAACCGACACAACAACTGAAGTTGGTTTTATGCTAGATAAAGATAAGAACGGTAGATTAAGATATGAGAGAGTAACCGACCCTCAATTAGCTCAACAATTCTTTACGGGTTCTCCTGACTTGGGGAAGATGGAACCGCAGAAGGAAATCTCTATAAATCAAGCTAATTTTGAGGCTGGTTTCGGGCAGGAGTTCTATTCTTCTGCGGGTGTCAATGAGTTTAGGTATTACCAGTCTCTAGGTGTAGATGCTAGGTTTAAGAATAACTTAATCTGCGGGCCGAAAGCCACCGCAATTACCTTAACCGATTATTCGGCTAGTATAACTGATGGTGGGTTAGAGTTATGGGATGATGTAAATACATTAACAAATTGGCCATTTGCCTCTACCTTCGCTACCCTATCAAGGGAAGCTACTACTGTAAGAACTGGGACTTATTCAGCTAAAATAAGCACCCAGAATGATGTTAACGCTTATGGCGAAATAAGCCAAAGCCTAACTTGGAATAATAAATATAGGGATGTTGAAGTAAAGGTTTCTGTATATGTCTACCAAAAAACTACTGGTGCGACTACTGTTATAAAAATATACGATGGGCAAGGCACAACTACGGGTGCGACTATCGCCACGACTAATTCCTGGGCGGAACTAACTTGCACACGAACAATAGATGCTGCTGCCACCGAACTAACTATTCAGATACGCACATCTTATGTTAGTGCTGCCCACATAGCCTATATTGATGATATTACTTGGTCTGCCCCCGTTCACGGCAATCCAGTGGCGTTCGCTGAGTTTAACAATGTTTGGTATATGGCTTATGGTGATGTTTTAGTGAAATTAAACGGCACTGGTAATGGTTGGACTTTTGTTTGGAGCAGTGGAGGGACGACTATAACTGACCTAGAACCTTTTGTTGATGATAATTTGTATGTATGTTTAGGTTCAACAGCAGCCAAATACTACTATATGAACACCTCTGAAAGTTTTACCCAATCTACTTTAGCTGATGGGTTTGCTGAATATATGGCTGATGTGCGTGGGACTATGCACAAGGTAGTTCTTGCCAACGAAATCAAGAAAGCTACTGACCCCACCAATGCTGGTTCGTGGGGGACGGCAATAACAGTTGGTTCTACTTATACTGACATTACGGATATTATAGCAGAACAGGATATAGTCTATATCGGCAAAGAAGATATGGCATATTATCTTGATACCTCTGATAACGACATAGCTTTAGCCGAAGAAATCCAAGCAATGGCCAAAAGCAAAAATTGTAAAAATATGATAGCGTGGCATAGAAGTGTTTATGTCCCTCTTGGCGAGAGTTCTCTCGGAGAATATGCCTCAGATGGGACTTGGACTTGGAGGTCTCCCACTCGGTTTTCAACCAATTTAGCTAACTTCTCAGGTAATATACAGGCATTAACTGGTGATGAGGAACATCTCTTCGCCATTTTGGACAACTCCGCCAACTTGGAGATATTGGCAGGGCAGATAAAAACGGTGGAGGGAACTGATACTTTTGTATGGCATCCATTTCAAGAAATCACATTAACAGGAGCGGAAGTAGCTGGGGTAACGAGTGTTTACAAGAGAAGACTGTGGATAGCTTCAACCGCTAGCTCTGATAGTGTTTATTATCTTCCTCTACCGACAAAATATGGGGATGTAACTGGCGATACGGATATGGAGTTCCAAACTGGCGGGACTTTAGCAACCAGTTGGTATCACTCTAATCTAAGAGCAGACCCCAAATCATACTGGTCAATGACAGTAGAGGGCGAGGGATTTGACGCTAATAATTATATTACCGTAGATTACCAAACCTATTACACCGCTTTAACGGGGACTTGGACTAATTTAGGTAACTTTACCACTTCACCATCTCAAACCAGATACTTCCCCACTACGGGTGTAACGGGGAGGATGATAAGGTTTAGATTTACCATAGTAACGAATTCAACCTCTACTACTCCCAAGATGACTAACTTTAACTGTAGGGGGGTATGGAGACCTACCAGAAGAAGCCTTGTAATGGCTGTAGTAAAATTAGGAGATAACATACCCACTAAGAACGGTACTCAACCTAGTGAGAACTATCAATCTATGAAGGACTGCATAGTGGAAGCATACGACCAAGTAGAGCATAATAAATTCTACGATATTGATAGCGTAAATGCTACAGGTAGTCGCACGGTAAAATGGGTTAATGTGTTATACGCTAGGGAGATTGACCTAAAATTCACTCAAGGAAAGCTCAAGCCTGATAGTAAATACGAGTTGTTATTAGAAGAAATTACGACATCATAAGGAGGAAGAAATGCCAGGACACACACCACAAGAAAGAATACCCAGAAGACCTTCACAGGGAGCGAGACCACCCGTGGGACAACCCCGTCAAAGACCGGCAGGGCAACCGCCAGGAGGGGGGAGACCACGACCAGGAGGACAACCCCAGAGACCACCAACAGGAAGGTCACGTGTGCGGATAGCAGAAATCAGATTTTTAGATGAAGGGTTCTAAAATGCCTGAAAGGGTTGAACGGAAGTTAAAGGGAACGGCTAAGAAAAGAGGTTATGGGAAGGAGCGGACTGGGGCTTATATTTTCGGAACTATGGCAAAGATTAAGAAGAAGGGGAAGAAATGAATAATATGCCCAAAAAGCCAGAGACCCACGAAGAGCAAACTTCAGTCCTTTGGGATGTTATGTGTAACCACGTTATGAGTAAATTAAAAACACAAGATATTAAACAAAATATAACTTTGGGTGGTTTAGCCTTTATTGCAATAATGATAGCCATACTGGGGATAGTAGTCGCAGTGGTAGTGATGTGACGAAAGATAAACTTAAAGAGAATAAACGCTACAAGGAACGGGTTACAGAAGCACTTGATATAATGTTAGATGTAGAGGCTTCGTTCAAAAGAGACGAGAAGCTATTAAAAAGAATTATGGAGTTTATTTATGAGAAGTAACTGGTATTGGCTTAAAGAGTTTATCGGTGATGCTATAATGCTTCTTCTGGTAGGCTGGTCGGCTATGTTATTCGGTGGGATAGCTACTTACGGATATATTACCTTTATTGAGAACAACCCGTTTATATTGTGGACGGAGATAGCATTGGTAATTCTTTTAGGATTAGTGGCTGTAGATAGA